CTAAGTGACCAAGGGGAGGCGGGGCTGAGGCCCCGCTTCTTTTTGGAGATTTATTATGCGATTTCTTTTTACGATGCACATGCCAAGCTTTGGGGGCCATCCTGTCCATCAGATTATCGGTGACCACCCAGCAGATTCCTTAGAGGATTTGGTCGAGGAAATCGGCAGTTCAGACTTTATTATTATCAGTGAAATCTATAAAGATGATGGAAACAGGACAAGGGTGGCTAACCCAGACTATTTTCAAAAAGGTGATGTTAGTTTAAACTGCATGCATATTGGTAAGGTAAAGGTTTTTACGCCATGAAAAATAAGCCCTGTGAACATAATTTCCCGTCATATGAACCTTGCCCATTATGCGCTGATGACTTTCAGGATAAATTTCATACTCCAAACTTTGATTACAAAGGCATGAGCGTTAAAGAGATCATCACAAAGATGAACGAAGATGACCACGAAATAGACACTGTCAATCACCCACCTCATTATAAAGTTGGTGGCGTTGAAACGATTGATTATATTGAGGCTAAGCTGACACCAGAGCAATTTGAAGGATATTGCGCTGGCAATGCCTTAAAATACATCAGCCGCGCCAATTATAAGAAAAATGCAACTGAAGATTACCACAAGGCAATTTGGTATTTAACTCGCCTTGTCAATCCTTAGTTTCGGTTCCGTCATACACGCACTCACCACGGAAATACGCTTTTTCGTTAATGACTTCATCCAGTTCCGGCGGCAGAAAGACACCGTCCTTCAACGACAAAACCGCAAACCCGGAGGTATGCGGTGATGGGTTATTCTCTGCGTAATCAAATTGCGGCCCGTGGGGGTTGGCCAATGTGCCTGTATCTACGCCATATCTACGGCCATTATAATCCGCCCAAGGCGTCACGGCGAGACGGTGGAGATGCCCAGTGACAATGGAGCGTCCGGATTTTAGGGTGTTATTGTACGTTGCGTGAATTCCGTTGTGATAGCGATGCTTGACCATAACATTTTCATTAATCATCGTGGACCATGTAAAGTCCCAGCGGTCAAACTTATCATCTAAGCGGCTGACAACGCCTTCAAATTCCCTTGCGTTAGAGCAAAGGGATCTATCAAAACGGGCGTCATGATTGCCTACGTTCCAAATCTTAGCGCAACCCTTTGGCAGCACTTCTTCAATTTCCCTTAGGCGGTCCTGACAGGCCTCAAGCTCTTCTTTTACTGTCGGCAGTTCCGCCCAGCCTAATGGCGCATGGCGACTAACCCCAGCGCCATCAAAAAGGTCGCCGTTAGCAAACATCACGCGAGGCTTCAGTGCTTTTGTTAAAATCAGCAACGCTTCATTTGCAACGGTTCGCTCCTGATTTGGCCACCAGTGCGCGTCAGAAAAGGCAATTGCGCATCCAGTGTCAATTTCAAGATCTATTTGACGTTTGTATGCACGACCTGTGTCATCTGCGCCCCATTTTGGTGGACCCGCGATTGGAATACTTTTTAATATTACTCCGCGATCCGCAAGTACTTTGCGTTTTTGATAAACCAATCGTTCACGACATTGAAGTATTTCAGCTACAATTTTTGGGCTTCCGCCAGCAGAACCCCATGCGCGAATAAATTCGTCGTCCGTGAAAAATGGCGCTCCCATTAAATTTCCTTTGAAATTATTTCAAGCGCGCTGCTTTTTCCCACGCTTCAATAGCTAATCGGTGCCTTGCACTACAATCTGTATATTTCGAAATTATGTCAGCCTCCCAAAGCGCCCGCTCAGGGTCGATCATTATCACTGGCGGGTTCTGAAGATTTGGGCACTTTGCCGCTAGGTTTGCCGGTGGCAGCGGCATTGGCGTCACGGACACTGCTTTCGAGCAGCCTGCGCACAGCATCAGGAGCAGTACAATCAGGAGAAACGGCAGGAGTCGTTTTATATATCTCGCGTATGGTATAGGTTCTTTCGGTTGCCACCCCATCGGCTTTATCTCGTTCGACTTCATAGGTTTGCGAAACATTATCTACTACCTCTTGTTTTTTGACACGTAGCTTCTCAGCCTTCTCCAGCGCCTTTGCATATGCTGCATCACACTGCCAATCGCGGACTTTGTACCCAGAGGCTGCACCAATAATAAGCGCACCGCCCAATGCGTAGAGCATTACTGGGTTAGGAATTAAAGCCATGTTGCATACTTCTTCGTCTTTACCTTGCGGTCTTCGAGGCCATGTGTACCACCATTGATCCGCTTTGTCAGTGCGAGGATTGCAGCATCGCCAACTCCTTGGTCACAGATCGACCATAGCTTGTTCCGGTCAAAGAACCACAAGGCGCTCTCAAAGCAGAGTTCACCAGCCACAAGGTCTGGGTTATCCATCACATCTGGGCGGTTGATGTAGTTAGCGAAGGCTCGGTAATTGTCCTTGCCAGTTAACTGGAGTGCGCCGCGTCCTCGGTATTTCCATCCGTCGCCTGAGCTTTCAGGTCCGTTGCCCATGCGATTTGCATAGACACGATTGGCAATCTTCTCTGGCTTACGCTCGTAGGTACGAGCCAGCGCATCAGTCGGGAAGTACTTGCCGAAAATACCGCGTAGACCCTTTGCACCATAGTTCAGGTTCTCGCTGAACGCTTTGAAGCCGCCGCTTTCATGCGCCGTTTGAGCAAAGAAATGCGCAGCGCGAGCAGATGATAATTTATAAAAAGCCGCAGCTTTCTTATACGTACCCGGACCAAATGCACCATCTGCGGTCACCCCAATCTTCTTCTGAAGGTTAACTAAGCTCACTTGTCTTTATCCTTGTTCCAAAGTTCAAACAGCGTTTTGATCTTCTCTTCCGCTACGCCAAGGCGCACATCCATTTTGGCAAGGATGATGGTCAGCGAAATAAACGCCAATACGATGGGCCAAAGCTGGCCGATCAGTTCAACGGTAGAGAGGTCGCCTGCCATTTACGCCGCCGGATTGCGCCAGTCGGGGAAATCATCTTCATTGACCACGCCGTCGCCGTTAGCATCGTAGCGCAGGTCATTGCGGTACTTTTCCCAAGGAGCGAGATCATCGTCATCTTCATCCTCTTCAGGCTCGTCAATAAAGACTGTGCCGTTCGGGTCGTTGTATGCCTTTGGCGCTTCCACTTCCATCGCAGGCGTAAGATCAAGTGGAGGTTCGTGCGCTGGTGGCAGTGGTGATGGCTCTTCGGCTTCCTTATCACGGGCATTAGCGTTGATGCTAAGGCCACCTAGTAGGCCAACGAATGCACCGATTACCATGTTAAAGGCAGGGCCGACAATCTCGAACACCTTATCGCTGTCTACGACGTTATCGGGCACAAATAGGCCAATAACCAGAGCAGCTACAACAACAAGCACGACGCAAGCTAGCGTCACAACAGCAGTGCGAATTGTAAACTCAACGGTGTCTTCGATGCCGTCCCGGCTGCTTTCAAACCTATCCCAAAAGCTCATCGTCTTCGTCCTTTTTCTTTTCCTGTATAGGGCCACTGCCCTGTCCTGCCATAAGTCCTGCTAACGCACCCACGATAAATGTCGCAATAGGGTTAATTAGCTTAAAAAACTCTGCGTCATTTGGGGCCTGTCCATCCATCGGCTGCGATACAAACACCAACGAATATAGCACAGTTGCCACAATAAACGTAAGCGTCACCGATAGCACAATACCGACGATGAAGCGAAGAAGTTCTTCTGGTGACCATTCCCTAGTCGGCTTCATGCTTATCCTCGCCTGTTGTCACAAGGTACTCGGTGCAGTACCCAGATGCTATGCACTTGGGTTTCTTGCACTCTTCGACCTCCCAGTTGTCAGGGTCTTGGCAATCGTAACGGAACCGGTCTTGGCACCCAGCTAAAAGCAGCAGTGCCGCTAGCAAGAGAATGCGGCTCATATCAGACACCCCAAGGAAGTGGTGGTGTCACCACAGGCGGTACAATTTGGTTGTTAATCTGCTGCGACACGTTTTCCTCGTAGGCAGTGACCTGCTCTGTGCCCATAGTATCTTGCACCCAGCCAATAACTTGCGCTTCAGTTAGACCAGCATACGGCGTAAATACTGTATCTTCTGAAAACGATACCCCAGTTACACTATCTACACTGGCTGTGTAGTCACCATTTACACCAGTCAATGTCCAGTGAATGGCAAAGATCACATTTGGCTGACCTTCATATTCTACAAAGGTATCCATCTGCCGCACAGTCCATGTGTTTATAATCGCCATCATCTTTCCTTTAGATCAACGTTACCATTTTCCACGCGCCGTTATAGATGTAGAACCTATTGTTCGTGGTGTCATAGTACATTGGTACGGTTCCACTTAAAGCCGTGGGTACGCCGCTAGGTGCGCCAGCGGCAGCGGGGATATAAAAGAAGCCACTTGTCATGGCCGTTGTACCTGCTGGCGTTCTGGTATTACCCTGCATCGTCGTGGTGCTTGTGCCAGCAGTGCTGCCAATTGTAATGTTTGTCGTGCTACCAGCCCCGCCATTTACGCCAATCTGGAATGCAGCCGTAAGACCAGTTTCGGTGACACCACTACCAATAACTACAGTCTGGGCTTTAGTTGAACGGCCAACACTAACTTGGCCTGTTGCCGCAGTGCCACCAATACCGATGGTTCCTGCGCCAGTGGTAGTTAACGTGAAACTGTTAGAGTTAACTGTAAGAACACAGCCAGTGCCACCTGTTAGGGTTGAGGTTCCTGTAAAACTGTTGTTGCCACTAGAAGTAGTAATAGCAGTAGCTGTTATAGCCCCAATCGATAAAGTTCCGGGTATTGTGCAGCTATTGCCAAATTCATTTAGATATACTGCTCGTTCTGCTGGGTAATCTAGAAATACTGTCGACGTACCTACAAGCGTGATTGCAGCGCCTGCTGCACTTGAAGAAAAAATTACTGTACGTGCTAACGTATTGCCAGCGGTTGCGTAGGTGCCGTAACCCACTTCCCAGTCGGTACCGCTGGTTATCGTGTAGTAAACAAAGTCACCATTACTGGCGACCGCCGAAAACGGCTGAAAGCCACTGACAGCACCGGCAAGTGTAATTGTGCCGGTTCCGGTAGTGGCGGTCGTTTCCTGTACGCGGTTAGCAACTTTAAGTGCCATTACATAAGGTTCCGTAGCTTGTAGATTGTGCTTAGATACGTATCAGTGACACCATCAACCAGATTACCAACAGCCCGATTACCCCGACAAATCTTCTCGTGGTTCTTTTCAATCCAGTCTGCGTCTTCGACGAGAACTAAAAGAATATCTGAAGCTTTTGTCGGTGTCTTAGGTATCGTGCCAATCAGTTCAAATGCACCTTGGTACGCTTCAACCAGCTTATCTATGCTGTCGATGACGTTGTCATAGAACTCGTTCAGCGCGATATGACGCGCATAAGCACCGACGCCATTAGCCGTCCAATGCTCAAAATGCGCTAGGTTACGGGCGTAGAACACCCGGCTGACGAGGTCTTCAATCATTATGCAATCCTGATGATAGCCGAGGTATTGTTATTCGTTGGGAAGATGATGGTGAAGTCACCTGCCGTCGAAGTCTTGTCCGAGCCAAAATCAAGCACAGCTACAGCAGCGTTGGTCAGCGTGGTGTTCGCCGTGCCGTTAGCCGAAGGGGTTGTGTTATAGATCAGCGCGCCGCGAGCCGTGATTGTTGCGTTACTAAACGTCAGGTTGCTAAAGGTTGTAAAGCCTGTACCGGACGAAGCATTTGAGTTTGTAGCAGTCACACCACCATTAACTAGCGTACCACCGCCAGCCGTGTAGTTTGTACCAGTTACTTCGTTGGTAGCCGTATAAGCAGTCGTGTTGGCATCAATCGAAGCCGCTGAAGTATACAACGCCAACTTGAAGGTGTCGCCACCAGTGTTACGGAAATCGTGGACAGCCAGCAGAATTTCGGCTTTGAAGCTGGTTGTCATAGCTTGAGTAATGGGCATTAGTATTCTCCTAGGAGTCGATTAGTTTAACAAGCTCAGGGAACCCAGCTTCAGTAAACTTAGCTGCCAGAGTTACGTTACGTGAGCGCATGGCTTCACGCATAAAGTAGATGAGCACCTCACGCAGGTTCTCTTGGAAGGCGCGAGCCTGACCCGCGATCACCGGGGGTGCGTTATCACCTACATTAATAATCTGATTGAGTGCACGCTCGGCAAGCTCTTCAGCAGAAAAACCACGGTTGTTCGTGGTCATAACCTGCACGGTGCCAAGGGCGGAAGAAAGTTCGTTAAGCATTATATTACCTTACCGGTTGGCGGATTTGAGGTGTGCGGTACATATCCTGACGGTTCTTACCTTCACCAAGTTGTTTCAGCATGGCAAGTGCTTCGCCATATCGCTGTTGGTAGTTAGAGATAATCTCTGCCTCACCCTTCATAAATGTGTAGGCTTCCAGCAGAGAACCATAAAGCAGCACGCTGTCAAAATTGTCACCAAGCCATGATGTACCAGCCGTCACGATGGATGGTGGGTAGTAGAAGTAGTGCAATTCGACTGTGTAGTTCGCGTCTGGTGTAGGGCCGAGGATATACGAGTTCTCGTCAAAGAATGCATAATGAGTCGGAAGGCCCGTGTCGGCTGGGTTAGGGAATGATTCACGGATAAAGTTCACATCCTTGTCCAGCAGATAGCTAAAATTGCCGCTTGCGTCGATCACAGCCAAAGAGAAGTTTGCAAGCCAGTCAGATGGCACAGATAAGTATTTATTTCCTGATGTTACATTACCAGTCACGTTCTTACGTAAGTCCAGAAGCTGGACCATGTTGTATACGCGCTGTTCGGCCTGTTGAATGAACGTGTTAATCTGTTCGGTAGACGTAAGCGTCACGGTCCCCGAGCCAGCGGAGTCCGTCCATGATGTATTGGGGAAGTCGTTTTCGACGTACCCCTTAATGGTTTCGAACAGAGTAGCGTAGTTCATTAGCCCATCTTCGTGCTGCTGCTGTTACCACGGGT